GATGCACCAGAATTATCGGCTGCGTTAATTTTTTCAGATTGCATGACTGCTCCTAGCTAAATCGAATAATGGCTGAAGTAGCATCAGCCGTTGGAAAAGTAATTGTAAAAGTATCGGTTGTTGTTTTATCGTTACCAAAATCTAATACTGCAACTGCTGCATTCGTAGTGCTATTGTAGATTAAAGCCCCTCTACAGGTAAAGCTTGCACCCGACCAAGTTACGTTATTAAAAGATACATAAGCTGTTTGTCCAGAAGTAGCTGGAACTATTGGGGTAAGCGTTTCACCGCCCGCCGTATAGCCCGTACCGCTGACTTCATTAGAAGTTGAATATATAGTCGTTGCGTAAGATAAGTCCGCATTAGCCGTATATAAAGCAATCTTATAGACATAGGAAGTTCCAGCGGCAAAGTTCTCTAACCCGCTTAGGCAATTTTGCTTAAATACTGTGCATTGTCCTTGTTGGATTGTCATGCGACCACATTGCCTTTAAGGTTTGTATTAAGTTTAGTCTGACCATCACGGTATGCATCACCACGCTCCAGACCATTGCCAAGGCGTTGTAATAGAGCTAATGCCTCTGTATAGCGGTCTTTATAGAACGTAATAGTATCTGGGTCAGACTTCATAAATGAAGCAGCCTCTAGTAAAGAACCATACAAAAGGACAGATTCAAAGTTATCTCCAAGCCATGTTTGACCAGTATCCACAGTTGTAATTGACTCTGGGTAGTAAAAATAATGAAGTTCTACCTCATAAGCAGCATCAGGGGTCGGACCTACAATAAAAGATAATTCATTGATAGCAGAAGTATCAGGCCCAAATAAAGCGTAATAGGCTGGTGTGCCAGTATCTGTAGGGGTTGGATAGGCTTCACGAATGAAGTTTACATCCTTGTTTAACAGGTAAGTATAGCTATCATCTGGGTTAATAACCGCTATAGAATACGTAGCCAAGAAGTCTGCAGGGCAAGCTAGATACTTGTTACTAGCAGTAAGGTTGCCTATTACATTCTTACGCAATGAAGGTAACTGAACTGTGTTGTATATCCGTTGTTCTGCGTTGTAAACAAATACAGGTATATTGTCTACGAAGCCCCCAGTAGAGGTATCGTAGTTTTCGGAATAGGCTTCAATAGCCGCAACAAGTTGAGTATAATTCATTAGGGTTAACCCTTAAGCCATTGGACCACGAGACTTAATGCCTTTGGTAGCTGCGCCATAACCACGCATAGTTATACCATCAGTTTTTTCTTTGGATGTGCCATAGCTAACACCATTAGGTACTGGGTCTTTAAGATCAGCATCTTTAACAGATTTGGTAAAAGCATACTCACCAGCCTTCATAGGAGCCATACCAGCTTCTACAGAAGTGCCGTTTTTAGCATATACAGACGCATCTTTGTTCTCTTTAGCGTGACCTCTAGGATATGCCTCAGTAGGAGTCACTTTAACTTTTTTCTCAACAGTCATGATTAACGACCTCTTTGGTTAGCACAACGAGCTAAATTGCGACCCATAGCTTTCATGTTCTTATTTAAAGAACTTTTACTAGCTTTTGGACCATTGTCGATGACTTTTTTGCCGTCATTAGGAAACACTTGAACTTGTGTTTTACCTTTGCTGGCTACGCCATCTGCATCTTTTTTGTATCCCATGATTTACTCCTAAGTTGATATTGTTACTGTACCTGTTTGCCCTAATGCAATCAAGTAGTTTGGCGTTAAAACCGTATCAAAACTACTTGCCCCACCAACAGGATTCCAGCCCCATTGGAAAACCCTGCTACCACCTTCTTGATAACCAACTTCATTAACACTATTGGTAGTGCCATTTAAAGTCTGTAATCCACTTACACCAGAAGCTAAATAACTCGTGTCTGGTCTTGGTTCCCGAACTGCCTGTGGGTCATTAACTGGATATAGACCTAACGATAACTGTGGCTGATCTGGTTCCCAACACTCAGGACATACTTTAATATTCTTTACTTGCTGTTTAATAACCAGCTTTTTTAATTGCTTTAACTTATAACGCTGACCACACCGATCACACTCAGCAATGGAGTATTTACCACTACTGTATTTACTAGGCATAGAAAGTGCTCCTTGGCACAAATCTTACCGCAGCTTTCTCCCTATCTTCTGTTGATGCCATCAGCCATTGTTCTTCATATTCCTGTTTTAGAAACTGTAACCGTGGCTGAGCTTCTGGAATCTTTTGCCCCATGTAAAATGCCAGCCCTGCAACCATACAAGGAAGCAAACGGAATGGAATATCTTGCTCTGTTGCACCATTACCAGCGTCTTGTAGACGACGCATGCGCCAGTAAATAAACGTATATGGAGCACCACCAGCATCAGGTGTGGGCCAAATATTAATTGAATTAAGGTTTTGAACTGATATTGCCGCACCACTTGTATGTGCAGCAGCAGTTGTACCGTTTTGACCGCGATAACAATTAGTAAGAGTATTCCCTACTACGTTTGCATAACCAATAGTCTCTGACCCAATTTTAATAAATCCACCACTAGCTAGTTGGCTTGCATCACTTACAGTAATAGAAGTAGCTGCTGCACTGATTGTGGCACTTAAAGTAACAGATGTAGTATTAATCTGAGCAGTTTGACGGTTAATCCATACTTGGATTGGTCTGCCAGTAGTTAACTTATTTGGAATAGTTGAGTAGGTAGACTCAGAAATACGGCTAATATTAATATCTACTTGATTACTTGCTGAACCATTATTTTGACGAACTACCATGTCTAAAAGGTCAATAGTATCGTTGTCAATCGGATATAAACCTTGTCCAGTAACTAAATTAACCTGCCCCTGCTCAATAGTCCATAGGTTAATACCACGAGTAGCCCATTCAATAGTAAGCAAATTAAGGCTTCTACGGGCTGTTCTTAGGTCATAACCAGAACGCAACTGCGAACCACAACGCTCAAAAGCCTCTTCAACGAGGTTGTTTAAGTCTAAATTAAATGCTGTGGTTCCTGATGTGCTCATTTTTTACTTCATCTTTTTTAAAGTTTCAGCAAGACGGGCGCGTTGACCTAGTTTGCCAGGTTTTTTAGCAGCTGCAGCTAATTTTTTAGCAGGGATAGGTTCGCCTTTTTTAGCACCTAGTTCTTTACGCAAAGCCCCAGGTTTCTTAACTGCGCCAGCAATCCAATTTTTGGTTGCCATTACATATCACCTTCTACAGCAGCGGCAGCTTTAGTCTTAGACTTAGATTTAGTAGTTTCTTCAACTACTTCTTCTACAGGAGCAACTTCAACTACTGGAGTAGCTGGTACAAACTGAGCATCAAATTGTTCATTTAAAACATCCAGAAATGATGCATGACCCGCTGTTGCATTTAATACAGCAACTATTGCTTGTGCGTCTTTGTCTTCTAATTTAAAAGTAATCATTTTTACTACCTTTCTATTTAATGTTTCGATACGGTTTTACTTTTGCTTTTACTTTTGCTGGCTGTGGGACGAACTGCTTTCCCTGTGCTTTTCCCTTGCGTTTTGCCCTTGTTGTTGCTGCGTACTCCTGTGGGCTTAACGCTTGAATTGCTTTTTTTGGTAGGTACCTTTCGCCTGTTTCGGACGACTTTTTCCCCGACTTGGTTGTCCACTCTTGTTGTGTCCACGCTTTGAGACTGCGTTGGGGTTTTGCTAAAGCCATTAAGTAATCTCCAAAACCATTTAATCACGATAACCGCCGCCAGCTGCCTTGTATTTCTTAGCTACTAATTGTGCCTTACGTGCAGACCATTTACCAGCGCCAGTACCTTGTGTTGCAGCAGCTTTTACTTGCGCAACAATCTTTTTACGTAAACTAGGTTTAGTATAATTTCCAGCTGCATTTACGCTGCCACCTTCAGCATACTGCGTAAAGTCTGTGTCATCACGACGAGCCTTTTTAGTACCTTTAGGCATTTTAGAAGGTGCTATTGCACCCATACCACGAGATGGCATCATAGTACTTTTCCTCTGGTTTTACCCTTAATACAGCACCCATCAGCCCGTTTAGAAGCTGAAGATATCATACCGCCAGCTTTGTAGTTCTTAGTAATGTCACGGTTCATTTTACCTGTACCCATACCACCACCGCCCCCACCGCCTGTACCACCACTAGGCTTAGGTAATCTACCCATGTCTTGCAGTCTTTCAGTATAGGTACGTGGACGCTCAGCTTCAGTTTTTGCTTTATGTTCTTCAGTTATTTGCTTTACTTCAGCCCTAGCTTTTTCAAAAGCACTATCAAACTTCTTGGCAGTCTCTGGATTAGCTTCCCTATCATTAGCTTTGGAACGTGACTTAGCAGCGGGTTCATCCCCGTAGTCCAAATTTAATTGGCTCATCATTTCCATGGCTTTGATAGGATCAGGCATTTAGCATATCTTTCCGCGAGTTTTGCCTTTAGTAGCAATACCATCAGCGCGTTTAGAAGCACCGCTAACTACTCCACCAGCCTTATAAGATTTAACTTTGCCACCTTTTTTCATAGTGAACTTGCCACCACCAATGTCTTTACGTAGCGAATCAAGGACAGATTGAGATAGATCATCAGGGTCTAAACCATAGTTTCTAGCATTACCACGCTTCATTTCTATGTCACGCATAGTAGCGCGTTCAGCACGTTTAGCTGCTAATGAACCAGCCTTATCAAAAGGAAGCATGCGAGTAGCATTATTCTCTAATTGTCTAACTGCTGTTGGGCCAGAAAGCTGTTTAAAAGCATCAGCGCTAAGAGTTTTTAAACCGCGTTTTGCTAGGTTTTTAGCTAGACCAATAGGAGAAATAGGCAAGTCTTCTGGATGAACAGGTATTAAGGCTTGTTTCTTTTCTAAACCTTCCATACGGGCTTTATATTCAGCTGGAGTTTCACCTTTTGGTTTAGCAGCTGTAACAGACGTTTTAGTCTTGGTTACAGTTACAGGAGATTCATTCTCCTCACCATAGATAGATGTACCAGCTGGGGAATCGTCAGGCATAACAGAACGTAGCGCACGAGCACGAATGTCGTCACTAATTCTAGAATTAGGACCTTCAGCGGTTTCAAAACCGCCTTCGGCAAACTTACGCATTTTACGTTTAGCCATGATTATTTTCCTTTGTAACCACCGCCACACATCTTAATCATAGTGCCTTTGGTCTTGCCTTTTGTAGCAATACCATTAGCTGATGCACGGAATGTACCACCAGCTTTCATACCCTTAGCTTTGTCGTAGGCAGCATGTTTAGCAACAATCTTGCCTTCTTTTTCAGCATGGGCATCACGCTGGGCAGTGCTACCACCAAAAGACTTTTTACCAGTCTTATAGTCATATTCCATCTCTTTGGTAACTGTCTTGGCTACTCCGCCTTTTTTCAAAGTAGCTAAATTAGTTTTCTTACCGCCATGCATTTGTTTGTCGTGCATAGAAACGGCTCTTTTAACCATTTTTTTGTCTTGTGCTAAGTCTGCATCTTTCATAGTTCCACCACTCCCAAATTTTTTGCCTTTATCGGCTTTAAGAAATTCCTCCCCAACGGAGGGCTTAAGTCCAACCTTCTTAGCAAAGGATGGGTTTTTGGCTACTGCTGCCATAAAATTGTGCTGTTTTTTAGACACGCTAGGCATTATCTTTGCCCTTCAATAACGCGATCAAGCTTTGCTTCCAGCTTGTCAAAACGGTCAATAATTTGTTGCATATCGCTACGCACTTCGATTTTAGTAATGTAATCACGAGCTACTTCCTCTCTAGTCTTGTTTAACAAGATACCTTGACGTTTGATTTCATCGGACTTTTCTTTAACTATAAAAGCCACAATTCCACCTATAACGTATGCAAGTATCGTTAATATTTCGTAAATGGTCATTTAGCATTTCCACCTCTTTAAAGAGGCTGCCTTTCTAGTAGGCTTACCGTTTTCATCCTTCATTGGTCCTGGCATACCAGACATACGAGCGCAAAAAGACTTCTTCCTTGGTCCACCTTCAGGTTGTGGAGCTTTTAAATTACTGCCAGTAGCAGCATTGTATTTAGCCCGACCTTTAGCAGTAAGCCCAGCCCCTTTCGAGACTGGGAGTTTCTCACCACGACCAATAGCTAAAGAAGGAGTTTTCTTTTTGGTAGCCATACATTAAGCCTGTGCTTCTTTCCAAGACAAACGAGCGTAAACGTCAGTTGCTGTTGCTGTCAAAGGAGTTACGCATACATACAAAATGTCTGGACCGTCTGGGTAAAAACCAGCTTGAGATGCTGGAACAGTATTAGTTGTACCACCACCCAAGATTGAGTTACCTAAGTCACGAACTTGCGTTAAATCCAAAGTAGTTTGACCGTTTGTATTGGTAAACGCAGCTGCTACAGATTCACCACCAATAACTGTTACGGTATTAGTAGTATTGTTAGCAATTTGGGATAATGAAGATGTAAACGCTCCACCCGCTGTAGTAACAGGAGCAGTAAACGAACCACTAAACGTACCTGTGGTAACGCCGTTTAATACCAAGTTAACTAACAACGGACCACTTGCATAAATACCCAATTCAAACAACTGCAACTGCATACGGTTAATGATCTCTTTATTACCAAGTAGACCTGTTAAACCATTATCTACAGCTGGAGCAACCCGAATAGCAAGTACAGGGGTCAATGCAGTAGTAGATGTTGAAGTTGTTAATTTAGGTGTACCGTAGTTAAAGATCAACGATTTATCATCATTGAACTGACCATCCATAATTGCAGATGAACCCCAATGTGATAAAGCTGGTACAGTTGCTGGCGCAACAAACTCTACCGCAGTTCTTACGTCACCGTTTGCAAATGCTGTAGCACTTCCTTGACCGCCAGCTTGCGCACGGGTTAACCCCCAAATAATTCCAGAAGACGTAACGTTGGTGTAGTTAATATACTCAATGCTACCGTTTGCAGCAGCTACTTCAACGGTTAATGTGCCAGAAGTTTGGGCTGGTGTTGGAAACCCAGCAGCATTTGCAACAGTTAAAGATGATGGAGTAACAGTTGCACCAGAAGCTTGATCGTCAGCTTTAGTTCCGCCAAATCCACGAACGCAGTTTAATAAATTACCAGCACCAGACGCAGCAGAAGTAGTTCCGTAGAAAACATATTCAGAACCCATTAATACAACGCCGCCGCTTGAATTAAACACGTTAGTTTCTGCAACAGGAATAGTTGTTTGTACACCTGTTATAGCAGAGCTAAGAGTTGTTGTAGAAGCGGATAACGGAGCCGTTAAATAACTAATTGGAGGAATACCAGACACTTCATAGTGGGCAGCCATGTTACCAGAACGCATATAGGCTTCAAACTGTCTATTGTTGTTCTGTATTTGATGTACATAGGTTATTAAACCATTAGTACCACGAACACCGTAACGAATAAATCCAGCGCCATACCAAGAGTAGTCGATATACCACATCTGCATACGGGTTAGATCAATGTTGTAGCCAGAAGGACCTGTGCCGTCACATTTGTCAATGTTCCATTGAGACTGTGGGATACGTACATCAATAGTCTGAGAAACAACACAGTTGGCAATAGTTGATTGACCACGATACTCTGGGCTGATAGACAATGATGTGTCAGAAACAATTTGTACTACACGATAGGTTTGACCACGAATAACGATGAATTGACCAGGCTGCAGTTGACTTAAAAACGCTGTACCAGAACCTGTAATGGTTCCTGAACCAGCTGTTGCAGTAACTGTTCCGCTGATTTGGTTGGTACTATTACGCAAAACAACATAAAGTGTTGCACCGTCATACTCAAAGAACATACCATTTTGCTGGTCAAACATACCAATACGGCTATTAGCGCCAAACCAAGTTAACGGGCTAACACGGAATGCTCCAGTAGCAGTAACTGAACTGCTTGTAGTAATTGTGTAAGTAAACACAGTAGGTGAAGTTACTGAAGCAACTGAATATGTACCGTTAAAATAACCTTGGTTAGCACCCGCAACTTGAATGCTTGCCCCAGCAGTTAAATTATGATTAAAACGACAAGTTACGGTAACAGTACCAGAAGCATTAACCATTGAGGTAACAAACAATGCTGGCTTTAAGCATGAACCAGTAGAAAATTGCAAACCTTTACCAGACTGATAACGGAAATAACGTCTTGTTTGACGAATTAACTGTTGGCTTGGAACTGCTGCACCAGAAGAAAAAGCTACGCCACCGTCAAAAGAACGTGGCTCAACATACCCAGCAGGACGTGCATAAATAACGTTGTTACCGCCAGCATTAGTTGGGGAACCAACAGCAGAGCCGTTAGCAGTAACTGTAAAAGTGTTATATGTAGGAACAGTAGCAACAACATATGCCCCGTTAACTGCAGTTGCGCCACCACCAAGAGCCGCACCGTTTATATAAATTAGACTACCTTTATTTAAGCCATGAGCGCCAGTAGTGGTAATAGTTAATACGGTTGTGCTTGTAACAACAATAGGATTTACGCCTGTTTGAATACCAGAACCAGAATAAAAATACCCTAAATATACATAAGTGCTTGTAGCACTAAAGTATGCCGCACCGTTAGTTTGGGTTACTGTGCCTGGAGCAAAAACTACTGTACTTGTTGTGCTTGTACCACCAGTAATAACCCATCCCCAACCATTAATAGTTGAATTCAATGAGTTTTGAATGTAAATAGGTGTGTTATTAGCAATCGTTCCAGTATACGTAATAGTTACTTGGTCAGCTGTTGAAGTACCTGTAATTGCCGTCACAGTAAGTGGCGCTTGAGGTATGTAATAAACGCTTGAGCGGTTATTTTGAAGGCAAATAGTTTCCCATTTGGTAGGTTGAGTACCATATTCAAAGTCGGTATCAATCAGCGACTGAGGCTGAGATACACGGAATTTACCAACGGGGTCTGTTGAAGAAGGAACGGGAGATACATAAGGCACTCCAGTACCCGAATTTTGGCTACCGCCAACGGGCAACGACTTATTTGTTGCTGTGTCTACTACTGTCCATCCTGACATAATATCTCCTTAAATTTTTAAAAAAGGGGGGAAACCCCCCCGATTTGGATCAATTAGTCAAAATTACCGTATGGATAGGTAGTTGTAGTACCAATATTACCGTCAGGCTGGATATAACGCAGAGTAAAGTAATAAGTTCCACCAGTAATCGCTACGTTTGTACCGTTAATTGAAGCAACTGTAAACACAATTTGCGACAAGTTTGGCTGTCCATTATCTTGAACAATATCGGTAGAAGTAGCTTGTTGGTTAGTCAATTGAGTTGCAGTAAACGCATTAAATGACTGACGACCAACAGCTGGAGAAGTTAAAACAGCAGTCTGAGCATAGGTACAAGTACCAGCAGCGGCAATATAGTTATTGCTTACGTTAATTTGAACAGAAGTTAAAGAACCACTAGTAAAGGTGGTAACTACACCAATATCAGCAAAAATATCAACAATCTTGCTTCCTGCTGGAATGTACATAACAGCGCCACGATATACGGTAGCGGAGTCTGCAGGGATAGAGGTAGCAGTTAAAGTTGTTGATGCAGAGTTTGGAGTGTAAACAGTAGCTGAGGCATTAGGAATACCATTAGACTTTACATATACACCAGATGAACCACCGTAACCAGCAGTATTTGCGGTTGTGGTAGCGATATTCATGCCTACGCTTTGAACGAGGTCTGCGTAACCTACGTTACGAAATGGACCAAAACGTTGATCGCCAGCTAAGATTGGACCTTCAAATGTACTACGTCCCATAATGGACTCCTTATGCAAAAGAACTTATTCCAATCGTTGCATCGTCTGCTGGGGCAGTGGCGGAATAAGCAAATCACCCAGATAAATTTAATACTACACCAAATTATAAATAATGCAAACAAAAAAGGGGGCTTTTGACCCCCTTTCTTTTAGAACGAACCGCTTGAGCCGTAGATTCCCAAAGGATCAGACCAGCCGAAAGAATAACGCTCACGAGACTTGTAACGTACGTTACCTGTATCAAAGTCGCCATCCATGCTGTTAGACAATGGGGTACGAACAAAGTGCTTCAAACCATTAGGTACATCAGTTGTCAAGAACCAGCCGTTTGTATCAGT